CTGCCAATCAATTTTTCAGTTTTTCTACTCTTGCCGATATTTTCAGTTATACGGCACATAGAGCAAAAGATCAGGGTTATGCTGATGCCCTTTGGAATGTTCGGAAAGCATTAGGGCTTAATAAATGATGATCAAGACAGCTGAGAAATATATTTCTGATGTTCTTTCCCGGTCTGTTCTGGTGAGTGAAACAACCCGCTTAACATTTGAACGGCACCAGAACGATCTTCTTGTGGCTCCCGAGAATGGTTGGACCTTCGACAAGAAGGCGGTTCAGCGAGTATTTGATTTCTGTGGTTTCCTTAAGCATTGTCCTGATAAGAAGCGATGGATCTCTTTCACTCCTGAGCCCTGGCAGGCAGCAATCATTTACATTGTTTTCGGCTGGATGAAGAAAGACGGCACCCGCCGCTTTAATTATGCCTACATCGAGATACCGAAGAAGAACGGGAAAACAACTTTTGCTGCAGTTTTTGCAAACTATCTTCTATTCTTTGACGGTGAGGAGGAGTGTGAAGTTTATTGCGCTGCAACAGTAGAGAAACAAGCGCATCTTTGCTTTGATAAGGCAAAAAGGATGATCGAAAAGAGCCCGGCCCTTGCAAAGCGTGCCCGGTGTCTTACCAATAACGTCAGCATACAGAGCTCCGGTTCAAAGATGGAACCGCTTGGCCGCGACAGCGATTCAATGGAAGGTATTAATCCTCATGGATCAATCATCGACGAATACCATGTTTTCAAATGGAGTAACAATATCGTATTTGAAAATATTCAGAGTGCAACGGTCAACCGTACCCAGCCTCTTATTGTGATCATTACCACTTCCGGAAGGGATAAGGATCTTCCTTGCTTTGAATATCGGAATCTTTGCATTGATATTTTGAAAGGGATAAAGATTCAAGACGATACCTTCGCTATCATTTATACTCTTGATGAAGAAGATGATTGGAAAGATCCTTCAGTCTGGAAGAAAGCAAATCCCAATTGGAACATATCAGTTTTACCTTCACGGTTCCAGGATGAGTTTAAAGGTGCTGTCAATAGCTCTACCAAAGAAGTAGCCTTCAAAACTAAGAATCTAAACCTATGGGTTGATGCCCCAAAAGTTTGGATTAAGGATGATCGCTGGATGAGCTGCTCGCACGGACTTACTTACGATGATCTTCTCTCCAAGCCTTGCACTGCAGGTCTTGACCTCTCATCCCATGTTGACTTAACATCGCTGGCTCTTTACTTTGAAAATATCAACGGCCACCCTGCTATCAGGTGGTGGCACTGGCTCCCTGAAGAGAAGGTAAAAGAAAAGGAGGACCGGGTTGATTATGCACGTTGGGCAAAAGAGGGACATTTAACTATCATGCCCGGAAGTGTCATTGATGTAGACATACTGAGCTCTGATGTACTTTCGATCCTTCAGCAATATGAAGTGCTCGGTCTCGCTTACGACCCTCATATGGCTCATCATGGTACTATTCAGAATATCATGAAAGGCGGTTTCCCTGTTGGCAAACTCGATCCTTACAGCCAGGCGCATATCAATATGAGTGCTCCGACAAAGGAATACGAAAAGATTGTAATGTCAGGCACTCTCGAAAATTTCAATAATCCGATTCTGAGATGGCAGATGCGAAATGTTGCAATCTACATTGACAAGAATGGGAATATCTCTCCCGATAAAAAGCGAAGCCGCGAAAAGATCGACGGTATAGTAGCCGGTGTTATGGCTATTGGCGAACAACTCACGCTCAGCACTTCGGGCACTAAGGAAATAAATAATTACGAACTCAGATCAGTATAATTTCTATGGGTAAGCCTTATACCAAGCCGACAATTACTAAGGTTGAAGTTGACAGCCAGATCTTAAGAATGTACACCTGCAAGGGTTTTGCAGAAGTATTTTGGGAAACCTTGCAGGAAGAACGAAAGGCAAATCCAAAGGTCAGCCAGAAGATTGTATTTGATATGCTTAATGATAAGTTTTTCGCAGTATTCGGAGAGTTCAGGTATTCAAGTTATGACAGTTTTCAGCAACGATTAAATAAATAGATGGAAAGTTACGAGCTCTATATACCCACGATTCCAAAGCGCGAAAGTGGAAAATTTCAAAAAGGTCTGATTCCTCACAATAAGGGAGTTCCTATTGAGAAATGGATGTCACCTGAAAAAATCGAACACGTGAAGAAATTTCTTGAACTCGGTAGGACAGGCAATCCGATGCTCCCGGAGCTGAACAGCATTCCGATAGTGGGTATTTTAAACGGAAAGCTTACTGCCTATAATAGCATTGCTTCAGCTGTCAGGATTTTGAAGGCTAAAGGAATTGGAATAAACGAAAGAAATGTTCGCGACTGTATCAGGGCAAAGGTTCATCTTAATAAGTCTGGTTATCAATATGTTCGTAAGCGTGCCGGCGGGTATCAATGGTTTCTCGCTGATGAAGCAGAAAAATATAAATATCTGATTAACAATTAAATAAACATTGTTTTGTATTTTCATAAACAATGTTCTATACTTTTCAGATTTTGACATCTGAACTTTGAGTCGAATAAAGACCCAAAGCGGGAAGATGACAAAATTCAAAGATCGTGTAAGCGCATTTTGGAACCCTCCGGTTAAACAAATTAGTCGTGCAGCTGCAACTAATTCCGATGATCAGCTCCGTGCTACATTTGCTGCTCTCAGTGGTTTATCGGATTCAGGTGTTTCAGTAAACGAAGAAACATCTCTTAGATTTTCAGCCGTTTGGCTTGCAAGACGTGTCCTTTCTGAACTTCCTGCATCACTTCCTCTCGAAGTATTTGAAGAAAAGGGAAACAACCGTAACTCTATTGATCATCCTATTAAGGAGCTTCTTTCGAAGCCTAACCAACTCATGAATCATTTTACATGGACTGAGTTAATGAACGATTGGCTCCAGGGGTGGGGGAACGCTGTTGCTGTTATAGACGGGTTTCAAAAAAACGGATATGCTCAATCACTTATTCCAATACATCCTTCTTGTGTTACTCCCGTAATAAGTAAAGGGAAAATTTTTTATAAGATTAATGATTTCGAAGCCGGGGTATCAGGTACTTTCTTTTATGAAGAGGTGATTCATTATAAGCTTTTCACCCAGCGCGGACTATGGGGAAGAGATCCCATTACAATGGCCCGGAACAATATTGGCCTCGGTCTCGCTGCTGAAAAGTTTGGATCAAGGTTTTTCAAAAAAGGAGGAAACCTCAAAGGTGTCATGGAAATGGATGGCACTTTGGGAGATAAGGCATTTAGCTCTTTTAAAAATCGTTGGGATACGTTTTACACTGGAGAAGCTGGCGACCAGGAAACTCCAATACTTGAACACGGGTTAAAGTATAAAGCTCTTGGGATTGCTCCCGAAGCTGCCCAATTTTTGGAAACACGGCAATTCAGCATTCAGGACGTTTCGAGGTGGTTTAACCTTCCTCCTCACATGCTTTATGATCTCACCCGTAGTACATTCAGCAATATTGAGAACCAGGATATAGGTTTTGTAAGATATTCTCTTCGTCCTGTAATTAAGAGACAGGAAGCAGAACTCGAAGATAAACTTCTTTTACCTTCCGAGAAAGGCCGTATTCGTATCAGGTACAATCTCGACGGTATGACCCGCGGAGACCTGGCATCTATTACCTCACATATTAAGGAAATGGTGCTTAGCGGTGTGCTTAGCCCCGATGAAGGCCGTGGCCTGCTTAACCGTAATCCTCTGCCAAATGGAAGAGGAGCGGAAACATTAATTCCTGCAAACATAGTCGGTAACAATAATGCCCAAGCAAATGGCAAATAAGAAAAAATTTAGTTTCGGCACAAGGGGAGATATTCCCAAGAATGCAGAAGAAAGCAGAACTCTTCCTTTTGTCCTTTCAACGTCCGACAAAGATAGGCACGGTACTGTGCTAAATCAGGATGGTTGGGAGCTTGATAATTATTCTGTTAATCCGCTTATAGGTTATCAGCATAATTTGAGCGGTAGAATGTGCAGCGATCCAAACCCCGATTTTGTAATAGGAAAAAGTATAAAAATCGGAACTGAAGGTAAGGGAGATGCAAAAATGCTTGTCGCCGACGCTCAGTTTGAACCAGGGGAATTAAACCCTCTTGCTGAAAAAATATTCAGAAAGCTTCTATTTGGAAGTCTAAGCCGTGCCTCAGTTGGTTTTCTTGAGGTTGGATTTGGTCAATATGGAGTAAATGACGAAGCCGAAGGAAGGGATAATGAAACATACTATTTCCAAGGACAGGAGCTTCTTGAATGGAGTGTCGTTAATATTCCCTCAAATGCCGGAGCAGGTGCAAGGAATATGACAATGCATCAGTTAAGGCAGGACAGTTATGCTGCTCTAATGTATGCCTTCAAAGAACTTGGAGGTAAGTTTAGGCTAAGCCAGATTGAGAAACTAAGGGTCTGTGATGTTCTCGATCTTCTCGATGGAAAGGATCTTGAGATAAACGAAACGGATCCCGACAAGGTAAGAAAACTGCTCAATGATTTAAAGGCTAAAGATGAGCAGATTGCAAGATTAACCAAGCTTATTAATTAAGTGAATAACAGCCTCTAAGGGCTATTCAATAGTGATTTATTATTAACCAAAAAACGAAAAGGTGAAAAGTCTTGAACTTAAAAGAAGAAGAACCGCCTTGGAGGCTGAACAGAAAGAGTTAGCCAAAAAGGCTGAGCTCAGCGCAGATGAAAAGACACGCTGGGATGCACTCGAAACCGAGCTCTCAGAGCTTGGTAAGGATATCACACGGGAAGAGAGCCGCGAAAACATTCTCCGTCAGGAAGCTGATGAGAAAGGCAATCATGTAAGCAGATCTGAAGAGAAAGACATTCAGAAGTATTCAATCGTAAAGGCTATCCGCGAACAGTTGCAGGGTGGCAGGCTTACTGGCCTGGAAGCAGAAATGCAGGTCGAGGCTGTAAGAGAGATGAGCCAGATCAGCGGTATAGGTGGTCTGGGTATATCAAGTAAGATACTGCATAACCTTCACAGGTTTCAGCTGCCGGAAAACTATAAGAAGAGGACCGTCCTTGGTGCAGCCAGCTCTCCGGTAGTGCCTACTAATATTGGCAATTTCCTTGATGCAATCTGGGCAAAAACCGTATTGGTCGGACTTGGTGTACAGACCATGAGTGGACTGACAGGAAACGTTGAACTTCCTTACATATCCAC